ATGTAAAGCAACTTTAGTGTTAGTGCAGTCTTACTGTCTTCTGGCTGGATGCTGGCAGCTTTCCATACCTTCTTGAGCCAAGCCTTAATACGTTCTTTCATTGTGTGTTCCTCTGGTTAGATACATTCTTTGCACACGCACTGGCAGTAATAAAACATAGGTTTGAAGTCAGACTCTACGTGCATGCACCAGCACTTACATGCGGACTTTCCATCTTCCATAGCACAGTAGGCAGGGCTGTCGTCCTCTTTAACCGAGAAGAAGTCAGCGGCTTTATCTAATAGCATTTGGATTGTGTCAAGCATGTTGCCTCCTTTGTTAATACGCTACGCTTCACAGACAGACCCGCATGAACCGCGAGAGAACTGCTGTGCCGCATTAGAAGAGTGCTGGTAGTAAAGTGTAGTGACTCCCAACTCCCAAGAGTGCATCGTTATATCGTTGATCTGCTTCGGGGTGTAGCTAGATGGGATTTTAAGATTCAAGGACTGACCCTGATCGAGATATTTCTGCCTAACTGCGGCCTGGTCGATAACCCCATAAGAATCAATTTCATCGTACGTTAGGAAAACCTCCTTCTCTTCTTCTGTAAGGCCTTCCACATTCAGAACACTGCCATCATCCTTAGCAATGCTTTCCCAAACACTTTTAGTATTCATACCCTTCTTCTTTAGAAGCTCCTCAAGGAATGGGTTCTTGATTACTGCCTTGATCTTAGCTAAATCCTTAATGTAGAAATTGGACATCGGTGGCTCAATGCTTTGTGACACTTGTCCGAGGATGAACGCGGATGATGTAGTCGGTGCGATAGCATTCAGGGTGGTGTTACGACGACCGTACCCTTTGAGGATTTCAGGCTCTCCGAACATCTCCGCCAGTTTCTCTGACGCTGCGTATGACTTGCCCTGGATGTCCTTGAAGATGGACTCTGTCAGTTCCGTTGCTTCGTCTGATGTGAATGCAAGCATCTTGGATTGAAGATAAGAAGCCCAACCGAGAACGCCAAGACCTAATGCACGGTGGCGCTTAGCAAAGTTGTACGCTCGCTCCATGAAGAAGAAGGACATCTTATCGTCGCTGTCTTCGCTGTCACGTAGGCTCGCTAGCTTATCAATGAAATCTGTCATTACAGCATCAAGAAGGTATACACAGGTTTCAATCAGGTCAGTGTCTTTCCAGTCATCGTGATGCAACAGGTTCAATGACAGCAGGTCACAGACAAACGACTCGTCTTCACTCACTGGCAGTAGGATCTCGTGGCAAAGGTTAGAGTTAAGAATCTCCATTTCTTTGTCTTTGTATACGTCAGGACGGTTACGGTTCACGGCATCGTGGAAGAAGATGTAAGGAAAGCCTACTTCGCTGCGGCTCTTCAGTACCTTCGCCCAGACCTTACGTTTCTCTTTGTCGCCCTCACGCATCTCCTTAAGCCATTGATCCTTTACAGTCACGGCCGTGTTCATTGACTGGATAGGACTACCCTCGGAACCGGCTTCGAGGAACTCCATAATGTCGCCGTGATCGATAGGCAGTGAAGCCGCCATGTACCCCCGACGGATGCCACCCTGGCTGATAACATTCGTTGCTGCTTGGAATAGCTCCATGAAGTGCACCACCCCGGATGTCACGCCAGAGTCACTCACTTTAGAACCACGAGGGCGGATGTCACCAAAGTAGCCTGATGTACCTCCACCCATTTTAGACATCATCCCAACCTCAGATTGGGCATAGAGGATTCCGGGGATGCTGTCTGATACGTAGCTGCTATAACAACTGATAGGAAGGCCTCGGATCTTTCCGAAGTTAGACCAGATAGGGCTAGAGAATGAAAGCCAACCCTTGCTCACGTAGCCGTGAAGTTTGGCAGAGAAACCATCAATGCCTAGGATCTCTTCTGCCCTGTCACAAATAGTTTGTATACGTTCCTCCGGGGCTTCTTGTTCCGAGAGATAATCGGATAGGAAATGCCGCGATTCATCATTTAACCAATAGAATGACATAGGGTTAATACCTCCTGTAATTAAAAAAGACTATCTTCGTCGAAGGACTTACTGAACTTGGTATAGTTAGGAGGTCTTTTGGTGAAAAAGTCAACCTGCATAGTAGATGAGTTCTGGATGTCAAACCATTCAGTTCGATCTAACAAGGATTCGTCGATAACGAACTCTTTATTAAACCCTGCCTGTTCTAGCCCAGTATTGAAACGGTTCTTAATGTACTCCACTGTCTCTTCTACTGTGATGTAACTAAGCTCTCCCTCTTCGAAGATCCACTCGATAATAGATTTCTCTGCTTCAAACGATTCGTGGACAAGGGAGGAAACACGCTCTTCCATCTCGTCATCAAACCACTCAGGGTGCTCTGCACGTATCGTGTTCACGATGTCGCACCCAAAGTTATTATGAAGCTGCTCCTCCAAACTAGTCGCTGAGACCACGTTAGACATACCGCTTAGAACACCACGCTCTTTGTTCATCTGTGATATTACAAGGAACTGGCTGAACAGGCTGACGTTCTCAATGAATAGAGTGAAGAGAAGGACGGCTTCCAGGTAGTCACGGTCGTCTCCTGTCTTTGCCTTTGCTAGCGCTCTCTTAGCGTAAGCAACACGCTTCTTTATTGCTGGTACTTCTAGCACGCTCTTGAAGTCTGAGTTGAGTCCTAGGATCTCTAGTAGGTGAGAATACGCTCGACTATGTCTTACCTCGCTCTCCCCGAACACTGCACCAACCTCTTGAATCTCTGGTTTAGGTAGACGGTCTCCAACCTTAACCCAGAAGTTCTTTACATCAACTTCAATCTGGGAGATAGCTAGTAGGCTACGGCGCACAGCTTCACGCTCTACGTGAGAGATGCCAGACCGGAAGTCCTGTATGTCAGCAGTGAAGTTGTACTCAGAAACTATCCAGTAAGACTGCTGGATGGCGTCAACATAGAGAGCGAGATCAGGGTACTCGAAGGGCTTGTACGAAGTTCTAGGCCGGAAAATATCGGGCATGTTTTCTTTACGATACGTGATGTACTCCCGAGCAATATCGAAAGCCTTAGCGTCCATCAGACCATCTTCTACCAACTCATGGATCGTATCTACATGCGGGGAATCGTCGTCACCGAGATGCTCTAGCACGAAGTCAACGATGATCTCAGGTAGGGATTCATCTACTGTACCTGTCCGATACATGGCCTTCCCTACCGCACTTTTAATCTTTTCGGGTTGGAAGCTTTCAACTTCTCCGTGGCGCTTTTCAACTTTCATGTGTACCCCGTTGTCACTCACTATATTTGACCTGTCCATCACCCCTCCTTAACAAAGACGCCATCTACTAGCTTTCCTTTGCGTTTGCTGATTTTGTCATGAGCCTGTTGGAGACAGTCAGCGAGTGATAGACCGTGGAAATGAGCCTGAATAATCACTGTTACTAAGACATCTCCAAGCTCACCTTCAATACGAATTAGACTCTTATCAATAAAGAAGAGCTCCTCATCTAGCTCTTCAACTTCTTCTTTCATCTTGCTAATTTGAGCAATAGGATCTGAGTTATCAAAGATGCCTTTATCGTGCGCCCACTCAACTACTGCAAGTTCCAAGTTATCTGTCATCCGTTATGTTCCTCCACTAACTCTTCCAGTTGTTTTAACTTTTGCTCATACCATTCGGCTTTCCGTAGACTCTTAATGGGGTCTTTATCTTCGTATCGCCAGCGGTACTTGAAGTAGTTCCCACGGAGGTAGCCACGAATTTGGTCAACGGTAGGAAACATTGAGACCATCGCTTCGATGCACTCAAGGTCGTCGACTTTGCCATCTTCCAGAACAGCGGTACGGACTGCACGAAGGACATCGCTGGACTCTCTCTTATAGTGAGACGGTTGGTTTACTTCGTCAGGCTTGTCCTCAACCTCATCGTCAACAATGACGAGGTCGGCGCCGTAGTAATACAAGCCATTCATTTTGTTGTAATATATGGCCCTGTTGGGGGCTGATGCTCGGATTGAGCTTAGGGGTTCCATAGGATCACCTCTTTACGTTTAAAGTTGTAGTCATCAGCCCGACAGATTCGAGCGACACGCGCCTGGACAAGCGCTTCCTCTTCACCCAGGCCAGCCTTACGGTATTGCGAGAGAACGGCTTCCCACTGACTGTCTACGTCGATTTTCCGCCAGCGGGTAACTACTTCGCCCTTCCGTTTGCCGGACTTGAACTCATGCTCGTAGGATTCCCAGCCGGTCTGCTCGTCTAGGACTTCTGCTGCTGTTTGCTCACCGATACCAGGGCAGCCTGAAAAGCCATCGGTAACATCTCCGGCAAGAGTCTGGATAAGATGCTGTCTATCAGCTTCATCTTGAGTGACCTCCCGGTGTTCTTCTTTATGGAGCAAGTAGTGGTAACCTGGGATGGTCAGTAAGTCCTTGTCTTTAGTGACAATTACCTTCTTACCTTTCAGGCCATCCCAGGTAGCGAGAATACCCAGAACGTCATCGGCTTCCAGGCTTGGGCGTACGAATGTCTCGTACTCAATCTTCAGGTGTTCCTTCAGCATCTTCAGGAGCATTGGCTTCCTGACATCCTTCCGGTTACCCTTGTAGGTTTCGAGTACATCCTTCCGCCAGTTCCAATT